ACCCTCATGGACAATCGGAACGATAGATGGTTCAGCGGCAATCTCACATTGGTTGAGAATGAAATATCCGACAGTGTTTGCCTGAACTAAAAACGCAAACTGTCCATTTCTCGTGTCCACGAGGTCTGACGTTCGACTATAAAATTTGTAATCTTCTCCGTTGACCGGCGTTGATCCCAAACCGCCCGCCACCTCAACCTGCGCCTGGTTTAGACCACCCTCAGACCGAGCCCAAGCGGAGATTGTTATGATTTCTCCCCCGACACCACCGATACCGCCTGTATTCCCTGAAACTAAAGCATAGGCATAAGTATCACCTGCGCTGTTATCTATTTTAAAAACCTTACCGTTCAGAGTGCCTTCTTTAAGCAACTGCCTTAAAACAGGTACTTTTTTGAGTGCTTCGGTGTCATCTACAAGAGAGAGAATTACCGCTGGATTTCCAGCGCATACAACGCCAGTCAAATCGACAGGAGCCGCATTATAGTTTTGACAGGAACTCTTGTAAGCGTTCGGGATATATAACTTTCCCTTATGTTCAAGAGTATCAGGATCGTAATGGTCGCGCAGGACGTTCGCAGCGACCATTGTGTATTGACCACGTGCATTAAAACCAATGCCTTTCCCTGGCCGCGAAAACACAAATGGAGCAGGCAAATTTTCACCCGGTTCGGCAAATTCAAGCAGGCAGGGTTCGCAGTCGGTGCGAAAGGCCGGTTCGATCTGTGAGGGATGCGGGTCTTGTGACGTGATGTGATCATTCAGACGGCCCCACAGATCGGAATAGCCAGCATCCCCTGAAAACGCGACCGTGACGGCGTTATCGGGCAGTTGCGTCCAGGCAAGGGCAAAGCGAAACACCCACGGCACCAGATCGCCACGGAAACCCAGATTAAGGGTATCGCTGGACCAGATTGCGAACAGGGTGCCGTCATCGAGAAAAAAGCCGACTTCCTTGACCCAGAAATTGGGCTTGCCTGCATCGATGCGGGCTTCCACCACAATCTGTTGCGGGCCGGGGACCGCACCAGCATAAACACCAACACGGACCTGTTCTGACTGCATGACGGTGCGGGCTTGTGCTGTTGCCAGCGGTGTATCGCTGGGGTAACGGATGGCATAACCACCATCGCCAAGGGCAATATGTGTGATCTTCGCCTGAAGCCCTTGCCCGTGGGCGGCGGCAACAGCGGCAAGACCAGCCGATGTTAGAACAGGGGATAGCGAGATTTCGCTCATTTAGTCGATCCTCATGTCGATGGTAGCAGTGCGAAAGACACAGGCGATGCCAGCAAGGGCGGCGTGGCTGATTGCCGATGTGCCTGCACAATTCAGCGACGCATCGGTGATGGTGTAGGCGCTGGCTGCGCATGTGATTCCTAAGTCGCTGGCTGGTTCGATGGCGTGCCGAATGTCGGTTAGGTGACTGCGCACATTTTTGGTGGCCATCACGGTTTGATAAATTTTGTCCTGGTCATCGGCAGAGAGCCCGCCGCCTGATCCGAATTCGATTTCAAAGGTATAGGGCTGGCCGGGTTCGTTTTTCTCGAACCATTCAATGATCGTGACAGGATCAAGGTTCAAAGCCTTCAGGGCGCGTTTGACGGCCCCACGGGTGCCCTTGCGGCGGTGAACTTCATAGCTTTCATCAATGACCTGGCGCTTGACCATTTCCGGCCATGCGGGGTCCCACGTATCAACAGAAAAGGACCAGGCAAGCCACGGCAGAAAGGCAGCGGGACACGTCCACGGGTCCCACAGCGTATCAATCAGCACATCAATATCGTCGATATTGCTGGTGGTTTTTTCCAAGGCCCGTTCAAGGTCGGTTGCGTTTGGGGGCAAAAGGCTCATTCTGCCTCCAGCACAGTGACGGTCAGGCCAATGCAAAACGCGAATTGGTCGTTTGCCGGTTCAATGTCGGTGAATGGTGTGGTGCCGTCGCTTTGATAGATGATTGCCTTGCGGACGCCATCGACACGGGAGGCTTTGTGCAAACCGTCGATTGTAACGGGTTCGCCCAATTTGCGTTGTGCGACGATAAAGGTGTTCAGGCTGGTTTCGGATGCCTTGCGCACGACTTCGGCATCCGGCCCTGAATAGACCTGAAGAAAAACGCGAACTTCATAATTGATGGTGGTTGCGGCTTTGGCCGAAACCTTGTCGGTCAGGGGGCGAACGTCTTCTATGTTCAAAGCATCGTGAACGGCGGCAACGACTTCATTCGTTGGGATGCCGTTATTGCTGTTTGACATGACCGTGACAATAACAACGCCCGGTTCGGGGCTGGCGATATCGACGTCATAAACATCAGGATGCGCCGAAAGGGCATGATATTTGTATGCGCCGATGGGGCCAGCGGTGCTTAGGGCCTCAAAGGCCAACAGGATGCGAATGCGAAAGGGTTCGTCTTTTTCCATGACGGCAGGCACAGGTGGCACGGCGGTATCATCGGCGGGGGTAACGACTTGGCGGGCAACATGATACCGCGCACCGATATTGTCGAGATCGGCCTTTGTCGCGGTCGCGATCATGCAGGCCCGCGCCGCGTCATTAATGCGCTGGCGTAAAATCACTTCGCGCAGAGCCGCTTCCTCAAGCAGTTTTACCACCGGATCGGATTCCAGTTCGGAATCCCAGTCAGGCAAAATACCGGCAGCGTCAAACAGGGCTTTTGCCTGGGCCTTGCGTTCGGCAAGGATGGTTTCAAAATCAATTGTTTTGACAATGTCGGGGGCTGACAGTGCGCCCAGATCGATGGCGTCAAAGCGTGTTGTCATGATGCTGCCCCTACCTTGATTTCGTAGGTAACAGCTTCGCCATCATCCTTGATATGGCCGGAAAGTGCGACTTCGGCTTTGCCATCAAACCCCACGGACACAGAGACCTTTTGCAGGTCAAGGCGCGGTTCCCAGCGTTCAATCGCGTCGGCGGTCGCGGCAATAACCTGCATGGTGCCGGTGGCGTTGCCCGGGCTGTCGATCAGATCGGAAAAATGCGATCCATATTCGCGGCGTTTCACGCGCGTGCCGACAGGTGTGGTCAGAATATCGCGAACCGATTGGGCGATATGGTTGCGTTTCGTAAGTGCCGTGCTGGTCAGGTTGCTAATGCCATAGGTCATGGTTTAGCCCCCAACTGTGAAGCGGGCTTCGCCCTGGACGACGGTTGACCCGCAGGCAACTGGGTCGCCAATGCGGCCAATCTCGCGACCGGCAACGGTAAACCGGGGTGCACCAGCGGCCAGAACAGAAGCGTGTGTTTCCGGGATGGACGGGCAAGTATGTGCCCCCCAGGCATGGCCCTGGCAATGAACCGGAATACCGCGCACGGTGAAGCGGCTTTCGCCCTCTAAACTCGGGCGCGACGGCCAACATCCGTGACCTGATCCCATGTGGCCTTTCAGTGTTACTGCTGGCATCAGGAATCCTCCAGCGCACTGATATGTTCGGCATCCAGCGAGAGTTTCCCGCCAGCTTTAATGCGGATGGCACCAGCCGCCGTTAACACGAGATCTCCCACGCTGTTCAGGGTCATGGTTTTGCTGTTGGTGTCGTATTTGGCAACTGTGCCATCCTCCCACCGGACGATATCGACCGCGCCGTCGGTCGATACGCTGGGGAGAGAGCCTGAATAAAGAACCTGAAGGATGACGCCGTTTGAGGGGTCGCCGCTGGGCGATGCGACAACGACTTGTGTGCCTTTGCGCATATGATTGGTGCCCCGATGGTTTTGCCCAATGACCCCGGGCACCGGTAGCCACTGGCTTTTGCGGCCATTTACATCCACCTTGACCAATGCGCGTGCGTGATCGGTATCGGTAATGGTTCCGATGGCGATCAAATTCTGGATCATGCGCAGGATTTCGGCGGTGTTTTCTGTCATGCGCCGATGATGACCACACGATCACAAGGCGGTCATGGTGGCGCTGGTTGAATGCATAACAAACAACCAAAGACCGTTAGAAGCCGTTGGCAATCTCATCGATCAGCCGGTCGCGCACCATTGCCATATCTTCGCTTGAAATGCCAAGCAACGGGCGTTCGGGATATTTGATGCGGGGGCCGCCTGCCTCGACATAATCAACCGCGCCAAAGTGATGAACAGACGCGATTGCAGCGGTTTTGCCGGTAAAGCCTACCGATGCGCCTTGCGGTGTGGCCGTCATTTGCATGCGACGCGCCTTGCGAAAGCCCAGCATCATTTTTTTCGCCCCGCGTATTTTACCTTCGCTGTTGCGTTTGCGGGGTTCCCACGGCTTTCCTTCGGGATCTTGCTGCTTGGTGATGCGTTGCTGGTTGCGCTTGCGGATTTGCCGGGCGATATCGCGCAGCAGGCGTTTCCGGCCTGCCGGGGACAATGAGGTAATGGCCTGTTCTATCCAGGCATCAAACCTTTCAAAGCCATTGAATTCGCTTTGCGCCATTACGCCAGACCGGGAAAATAGGTGCCCATGTCGATATCGCGTACATCGGCATCGGGTTGATAATCAAGGCGAGTGCCGTTGTCTTCAAATACCACAACGGTTGTTTCGCTTAGATTGATCTTGATCGACACGTCTGCGGCCTTGGTGTTGATGATATCGACATGAAACTCCAGGGCGTCCTGGTCGCGATCCGGGCAATTATCGTCTACCCATTTGGTCATTAAAAATAACAGGTCTTCGGGGTTCCCGGCAAAGTCTGTCAGGATCAGGTGAGCGACATAGTTG